CCCATACCATTTTCATATTGCTCAAATTGGCAAGGTCAGTAATATTCCTATTTAGTTCATCTTGTCCATCCTTCAAAACTTTTCCTTGTCTCGCATCAAGGACCATATTTTCTACAGTCGTGGTTAGGTTATTAACTATATTTGTTTTATCTATTTTCTTCCCCTCTAATACCTTTCCTTGTGCAGCATCCAATGCTCCAGATCCAGGGGTATCGGTTGTGAGATTGTTAATAAGGGGATGTCTCACGTTCCCTATCAATAGTCTTGCCATTTTTTCTTTTCCTCCTAATCAAATACATAGTATAGATCCCCATTGTCCTCAAGTTCAAAGCGAGGTGCTGCCGTGCCATCCGGATAGTCCACGTACAAGTTTCCAGTTTCAGAGTCTACCCACAACGCAAACATTCCCTCCGATGGGGCTGTAACACCACTTTCCCCCTTCGCTCCACGTGGAATAGAAAAGTTAAGTACTACATCTTTTACAGACCCTGAATTAGTAACTGCTGCCGCTGTTCCTGGTGCACCGGTAATTGTTTCTCCTAAGTTCACAGTAGATGAAAATTCGCCATTCTGTGCTTTCTGCTCCATCCTGTCTGTGGTTTCGTTGGCTCGCTCGGTTGCCCTTTCCACATCTTCTAACAAGTCTTCTATGAACTGCGAACCGCTCTCGCTGTTAATCGGGATTGCGGTTGCTTTAACATTAATTGGTTGTACAAAAGTTGCAAGTATATCATCCTCTTTTACAACTTCCACTTGCATAGTAGATACCCCAACCTCCGCAACCATTTGAGGTGTCACTTCTACAGTCACGACATTTCCAGATACATTTAATACATTCTCAAAAATGCCTTTTCGAGAGGGTTTTGAAACATACACCCTCACTTTTGCGCCTGAAGGAATATCAAAATCCCGAAATGTAAATTCAATTGGAATAGCATTTGTACCCTGCAGATAATCAATGGGCCATTTCAGATCGTCATTAAGCACATACACATCACGCTTAATTATATTCATTCTTACACTCCTTTCTTATGCCGGTATCCACCTAACAATTTTCAGTTTTTTTATCACTCCTTCTGGCCAACGCAGGATACAGTCCCAGGGGTAATCATAATATCCATGTACACTTGCTTCACGACCAGTCTGGTCTCCGGTTTGCCCTCCCGTTATTCCTCCAAATTCATTACTTGCAAATTCCGCTACTTCCCCATTTCCTATATATAAAGCCACATGGTTCACATCATTCAGAAGAATATCACCTTCAATCTTTTCACTGTTTGCCGACAGTCTTTCCCAACCACGGGCACACAATTCTGAGGACATATTCCCCGTATAACTAGCACCCCCGGTATCAAATCCTGCATTCCTAAGTGCCGTTATAATTGCACTCGAACAGTCATAATCCGGTCCCCATCGGTTTGCCTGATCATATCCGTGTGAATCATCGTTGCATAAATCAATCATATTTTGTATTGCTTGTGCCAAATCTGACATTAAAAAGCGCCTCCCTCTGTAGTATTCCCTCCTACTAAAAACCCTTTACGAAAATCAAGATATGAGCCGTCCGAAAACATTGCTCTTCCACTTTTTCCCATATACCCACTTACGTGTATATTTCCTCCTACCTCAATATTTTCAGCATTGAAAGATAAGTAATCTTCAGTAAATCCTATTGCCGTGCCACTTCCTAGCTCCAATCTCATCCATTTGTTAGAAGTGGCATGTAGCATTCCGACAACTGTTTTATCTTCTGCAAGCATCTTGAAAGCCCCTTCCGAGATTTCGACGTTTCTACCATATTGGCTGCCTTCACAGATATATTTCCCCTTTGCGTATACCCCATCTTTATCTAGTCGTACAATTTCTGAGCCCGAAACATTCAATAATTTTAAAAGACCCTGTAAATTATTTGCTCCCCCAAGGGTTATAGTGGCTCCTTTGATATCACCCTTTTTAACATTTAGCCCATTGATATCCCATCTTCCAATTTCAACTCCTGAAGCATCCAGAACACTAATTATTCCATTTTTTCCAGTAGCACCACCTATTTCAAGCGTACCTCCTCGAATACGTTCTGCCAACATAGTTCCGGCAACAATAAAATCTGCAAAAAATCCTTGACCAGTACCAAAAGTAGACCATTTCCAATCTCTTCCGTCTGCAGTTCGCTCACTTGCAATCTGAAATCCCATAGTTCCAAGACACATAGCACCAAAGGTGCTTGATTGAGGATCTAAGTCCTCAAATAAAATGGCTCTAACAGTAGCTTTTTTTGCAATACTGCTCTGCGTATGCATTTGAGCAGCCACACCGTCTATAATGCCCTGTACCTGTTCCGCAATAACACTACCATCTGAACGTATTGCTTTATCGACTCGGTTCACAGAAGAAGATACATTGTTGAAATAGTTGTACTGAAAATCACCTAATACAACAGAGATAACTTTTTTCCGCAATGAGTCATATTCCATTTCAATTACACGTGCATCTGTAACAATGTTTAAATGATTGTTAATGCAATGTATAGTATCCCCAAGAGATACTTCTTCCAGTACCATATAGTCCTTATATTGTTCTGTATGCTGCAGCAATACCATATTGGCAGATATCGTTATATTGGGCTTATCAATACCGGTATTATACTGCTCTTGGCATTTTTCTTTCAACGCTACATCAAGCTGGCCTTGCGTATCGCAAACTATAACACCATTTGCTTCATCGTCTTCCTGTGCATCAACCCTCATTTTTACATCCTCAAAAGTGATAGTTGCTGCCTTTATAGTTGGGTATCTATTGATTAATGGAGAATCTATATACCCACTATTTGTGATTGTATGTCCGTTATATGCTTTTGGATATATCCTTGTCACAACGTCTCTGATATCAACTTCCTCACTCAGTCCATCAACCGGAATATTTTTTCCATATCGAAGTTGAACTCCGTAATCTCCACCAACACGTTTGTTAATATTTACTGTATAATTATCAAATAATATTTCTCCACCCCAGCGATTTATAAAGCTATTATCACTATCTCCATTAATTGCTTCTATCAGGTTCATAAATTGGTAGTATGCTGTGGACTGTACTGTGATATCAGACTTCCCGGTATACTTACTATTTGGTGCAGTCATAATGTTTAGCGCATCTTGCCCATTCTTATTTGTAGGCCGCACATCTACTAAAAAGCAATCATCCATTGCATCCATAAATATAGGTTCTAATATTGCCGTCACCCCAGAATCTGCTTTTTTCTTTTGCTTAATTCTCCAAAGTTGTTCTCCGTTGAAAGACGGAACCTTAACTACTGCCTCTTCCACAATGTATTTCCAGCGTCCTTCTTGATCAATTGGATGGCTCAAACTTAATTCCCATGCTCCATTTAACACAGTATGTATGATTGCAGATATGGGGAATAATGTCATGTTCCCGTTTTTGCTATAATCCGTATTTCCTATGCTATATATCTGAATCCTTTACAAACACCTCCAATTTGGAATTATTTTTATGTTAAATCCATTTGATAAAGAGATTGTATTGTCTCCTTCCTTCAAATACATTTCTTCATAATCCCCTGTTATTGCCGTATTTTGCATCGTACCGTCCGTCCGATATGCAAGCATTAAATCTGTATTAATCGTAAGATTTTGTCCAACATTTGCCGTCATAATCCTTCCATTTACATTTAATGTACATCTACCCTCTCCGGTAATTAGGTAAGTTGGATGGCATACAGCATACGGGTTGTATAACACATCTTTGATAGATTTTTTATTTTGTCCTTCGATAAGGTAATTGTATCCCTCACAGATAAAATCTACATCAAATTCACCCGACTCAATTACTTTACGCTCAGATGCGTTGATTATAGTGTGTTTTACCTTATAAAAATATCCCGCATCATCTCCCAGGATTAATTTATTATCCTTTTTCTCCAGAAGCCATCTTTTTGCATTTCTGAATCTATCCTGCCATTTTGAAGGGTCACAAATAAACACAAAAGATATGCTTATTGTAATATCGTTTATATTTCCTATTTCTTCATAAAGGTTTCCGTCCCTTCCGGGAATATCTATTTCATTATAACTATATTCTGGAGCAGGAATAGAAGGGCGATTTGCCACCAAAATACCGACATGAGTATTGTTCTTTCCATTTCTTGTAATTTGATACACCTATTTTCTCCCCCCTTTACCTCTATTATTAGAATACTGCCTGCCTCCGATACCCTTTTCAGAGGTTTTTACGATATAAGCATCGAATTGCTCATTTCCTACTTGCACAGTTAATGCATTATTTACATTAACTGCAGGACTTCCAGCTCCTGCCATAGCCTGTATTCCTCCAGACATTTCACTACTCATAGCACCCGCAACCCTTTTTACAGAGTTTAGTACCTTATAAGCACTTTGATCTATCCCCTTTGACATTCCCTCTATGAAGTCCGGCATCCATGTCTCATAATCTCTAAGCGGACCCACATCGGGCCGGGAAAAGTGTAAATATGAACGAATCTTGCTTGCCAGCCCTTTCACAGCGCTAATAATGTTATTTATACCTGACCTAATCCCATCTTTTAGTCCATTTATGAAATCCGACCCCCAGCTCCATGCTTTGGATATTAAGTTAGATATAATATCTCTGATAGAATCAAAAATTCCTCTCACAATTCCAGGAAGTGATGTAATTGCATTTTTTATCCCATCTTTCAACGCATTAAAATTATTTACTACCGTATTTTTAGCATCACTTGCAAGGTTAGATATGGCATTCCATATTTCTCCAAATTTTGCTCTTACTCCATCCCAAATGCCGTTCCACCATCCGGGTACACCTTGAAAAAACGTAATCACCGAACTCCAAGCATTGGGAATTGTTTCTGTAAAAAAAGTAATAATACTATCCCAGGCTCCATGAAATGCCTTACTCATGCTTTCCCATATGGCATTTACTCCGTCTCGAAACCACTCGCACTTTGTATATAGTATTACTACTGCTGCTATAATGGCTGCAATAATGATTATTACAGGATTTGCTGCTAAAAAACTAAATAATCCTGTAAACGCAGTTTGAATTTTACCCAAAAAAGAAATAACCTTAGCACTTGTTGATAATTTAGAAAAAGCTCCTGTGATAGCCGATATTCCAAGTGACATTTGGCCAATTATCATTAAAAGGGGTCCAATAGCTGCTAACAGTCCTGCGAAAACAATAATTGCTTTTTGAGCTCCGCTCGGCAAGGCAGAAAATTTATTTACTAAATTTGAAATAAACTCTGCCAGTTTTTGTACCATCGGTGCCAAGGTATCTCCAATTTGGATTGCTGCTGTTTCAAGAGATCCTTTTAGGTCTTCTATTGCTTTTGAACCATCACTCATCTGTGAGTTTGCCAACCTCTGTGCTGCTTCCTGATCGTTTGCAGCATCTATATATTTTTTTAACCCTGCAGAACCACTATCCATCATAACTGTAGCTGCTCTCATTGCATCTGAACCGAAAATTGTGGATAGAGCAGCATCTCTTGATGCTGAATCTAATCCTCCAAGTTTATTCTGCAATTCCTGTGCCATAGATGATGCATCAAGCAAATTTCCGTTTGAATCTCTCGTTTGGATTCCTAATTCTTCGATTTTCTTCGCTGCTGTATCCGATGGTGCTGCCAGGCTCCTAAGCATAGTTTTTAATGATGTTCCTGCATCAGAGCCTGTAATTCCGGCATCTGCAAATCTGCCTAATACCGCTGATGTTTCCTGAATATCCCATCCTGCATTTTTGGCACCTGCAGAACATTGAGCCAATGCCTGGGTAAGAGGTTCCACATCTGTTGATGATGCTGCTGCAGCTCCCGCTAAAGCATTCGCTGCCTCTGCAGACTGATTTGCAGATAATCCAAAAGCTCCCATTGACTGTACAACAACATTTGCCGCATTCCCTAAATCCATACCTGATGATGCTGCTAAATCCATTGTGGTTTGCAATGCTCCTGCTTTTATATCAGCTTCTGTAAGACCTCCTTTTGCCAGCTCCGTGATGGCATTTCCCGCGTCTGTTGCAGAAAATATTGTGTCTTGTCCTGTTTTAATCGCCAACTGCCTAAGCTCTTCCATTTCAGACATTGGCATATCAAGCGCGCCCGCTGCTTGACTCATAGCATCATTGAAGTTGTTTGCCATAGATACAGATGCTGCACCAATTCCTCCTATTGCAACGGTTAATGGCATCATTTTCCTTCCTGCTGCCGTTGACTTTTCTCCAAATTGTGCTGTCTTTGTAGAAATTTCAGAGAGTTTCGCACTACTGCTTCCAGCTGTTCTTTCTAAACTTTTCAGTTGTTGCTCTGTCTCTATAATTTCCCGCTGTAACGAATCAAAAGCCTCTGGGCTGATAGGTTTTCCAAATTCATCATCAATCTGCTTTTTCTGAGTTTTAAGTACTTTCAGTTTTTCGGTTGACTCGTTTAACTCATATTGTAATTGCTTATACTCTTCCGTATCAATCTTCCCGGCTTCTTCCATCGACTTCATTGTTTTCTTTAATTTGTCGATTTTGTCATTTGTATTTACTATCTCTTCTTGCACAGGAGTATATGCTGCTTTCCATGCATCGTAATTTCCAGCCGTTTTTGCTGCCTGTTCGCTTGCAGTTTTTAATGTTTTAAGTCTGCTTTCTGTCTCTTGAACCGCTTGCTGAAGAAGTTTTTGCTTTTGAGACAACAATTCAGTATTTGTAGGATCAAGTTTTAGACCTCTCTCCACATCTTTGAGAGATGATTGTACTCCCCGCAGGTTTTTATCCACTCCTGATAATGCGCGGTCTAGACCGGTAGCATCACCATCTATTTCTATTGTTATCCCTTTTATTCGCTTTCCAGCCCTTTCATCCCTCCTTTACAGCGCGTCAATATCAGCCTGTGTGGCTAATTGTGGGTAATCATATTCATCATTTTTCATCTCTATAAACATGTCATTGACCATGCCGATACTTAGAAGGTCCAGGTCAGATATAGAAATACCGCACTGAGTACACCTAAGCATAAACAGTGCGGTATTCACCTCCCGGTCTATTTCCCGGTCTTTTTTTTTGGTCTTGACATCTGCTGATTTTCGAGGCCCCACATCTCTAATATTTCAGGAAGGATTTCATAAATATCGAATGTTTCAAACTGATCCAGCCACTCATCAATATCGGAAGGCTGTTCACTGTCTCCATGCTTATGCATTAAATAAGCAATATTCTCAAACATTTCAAGAGAGTCTAATGGAAGCCCGCTTTCAAAATCCTCTTCATGAAATTCAGTTCCTTCCTTCTCGCACTTCGCTTTCATTTCTTTCTTCAAGCGATCTTGCACATTCATCTGCTTCTGTATCCTTGCCATATCAACGAAAATATCGCGTCCAAACTTCAATCTGTAAATTCTGGGTATTGCTGCAGAACTTTTAAAGTTACATTCAACTTCATTTATTATAATAGTCTTCTTCATTATTCAGCCTCCGCCGTTATTTTGACATTGGTGCTCTTCCCCTGATATGTAATCGTTATATCATTTTCACCTTCAGTCAGCGATGTTAATGGTGAAATAGTGTATTCAGTGATATTTTTCTGGCTTCCATCGCTCATATTTGCTTTTACTACAAAATCATTTTTTTCGAGTGTTTCTCCTGCTTTCTTACTTCCTGTATAAGTAGCAGTAACAGATATAACTGTAGCATCTTGATCCGTAATGTAAACATTGTTAAACCAGCTATTGTATAAACCATCGTCGGATTCTGCAGTTGTCTTAGCTCTTACATACATCTTTCCATCTGTACTTACTGGTGCCGCCGACGCAGATACTGTAATTGTATCTGTGGTCGGTTCTATGGAATCTTCTGTTGTAGAAGATTCCATTGTGGGCCTTGTTGCCGAACAATTGTAGAACCAAAATCTTGTACCCCTGGCATCTCCATCTACTTCAAATCCAAGTGCAAATTCATTTATTTTGGAATCTCCTGTTTCCAGCATCACTTTATTTTTGTCAATTACTTCATTCAGTATTTTCTGTCTGAATTCATCTGTTACAAGTGCAAGCTCCCAGTCTCCTTCATATCCACCATTTGAGGATGATACATAATACTTGATACCATCCGCATAAAATGGCGAAAGTTCCCCTTGGGCTTCAAGAGAAATAGATACTGAACCAGGAACAGCAAATGGTACATCAAATGTAATCCGCCCTACATCGTCAACCTGCTTAAGTGCTACATGAGCATTTTTAATATTAAATTTAACCTTACTTTTCTTTTTATTTTCTGACCTTTGTTATACCTCCATCTCATACAAAACTTCATACATATTTTCTGATTTTATGTATTCTTCTGTTTTTTCCCAAAATATATTTTTTTCATCAAGCTGCTCTTCAATTTTCTTTTCTAGTTCAAAGTCTTTCTGGTCAGTATATAACTCAATATCAAGTGCATTAATCCGATGATACACTTTTCCATCTGCTCCGAAATTATTCGTTTTTGGAATAAGCCAACAAATAAAAGGAGGACTTACAGCTTCATCCTCTTCAAAATGATGATATCTATATGGGATTTTAATCTCATCCAACAGTCCTTCAATCATCTCTTCTGGTATCATAGCTGTTTAAGCCCCCTCTCAATGCGACTTATGGTATTTTCTGCTGCTGGCTCAATGTGTGGGATTCCCTCCACACGCCCACCGTTCCTTTTGGCATGCCCTTTCTCTAATAGATGAGTCAACTGGTAGATTGAATTATGCACAACAACTCTGGACTTAAAAGAATCTTCGTATTGTGTCTTTCTCTTCCACCCTTTGGCATACTTTCCTGTATTTTCTGGAGAATTTACATGTAACTCTTTAACTGTTTCTTTTGATTCTTTGTCAATCAGATTTTTCATACTTCGAATCTTCTCTTCCTCAAAATCAAGCAGCTCACCTCTAATTGTCTTTGCCAAATCATCAATTTTTATTCTCATCTTATATCCTCATACAGAGTAACGATTTTTTCAAGAGACAGGAAAAGACATGCTGGGGACTTGTCATATTTATTTTGTACTTGTATAATTTTGTATTGTATACCTCTAATAATACATACATCCATAGTCGATATTTTAAGGTCTTGGGGCACGGCCACGACCTCATCAATCTGGCTGGAAATAATCTTCGCCTGATAGAACCGTTTAATTCCTACAGTCTGGGTTCCGAAACGTATCCCTGACAGTTTTGTATCCACAATTTTCCGTCCCTGTACTTTGCAAACATCCAATACTCCATCATTAAATGTGACAAAATCCTTATCCCTTCGTCTGGGCATCTGAATCACCTTCCTTTTTCTTCCGCCAATTACGCATTTGAAGTGCTATAATTTCAGATTTATAATTTCTCATAAATTCATCTGTCTGTCCAGATCTTGCGTACATACAGTAATTCATTAATAAGTCTTTTTCCTGAGTGTCTTTTGTAAAATCACACTCTCCAATTTTCCCTTCGATATATGCTTTTCCCCGGTTTATGATTCCAGAGAGTTTATTAGACTCTCCGGAACTCATCTCCCATGTAATATCAAGATAATTCTTCACTTCTTCAAGAAGTTTTTCCATAACTATCCCTCTGCTTTAGTAACAGTAATCTGATAAGTTTTGGTTGTCTCTCCATCCGTTACCTTCACTTTAATTACATTATCAGACCCTGTAGTCCATGTAACCCTGCTACCATTTGCTATTACGTCATCATTATAGGTAATTTCAATTTCTGCGGTTGTATCTGCTGCCACTGCTTGCACAGCATTTGACGCATCATTTGTTTCCAAATCATATGTTAAATGTTCGGGTGAAAATGCCGGTATAAGAGCATGTCCTCCAATTTTCAAGTCTGCAAGATCTGCGTTTTCCACATCGGCAGTATTTGGAACAACTTCTACTTTGTAATATACTGGTTGAAGTCTTGTAATGTCCAAAACAATAAATGCATTATCATCCATTGCAAATCCATGGCCGTACATCTTTATCAGATATACTCTTTCATCTTCTAAAAAGTGATAATCGTCCGAATACAGAATTCGTCCGTTATTCTCAATTCCAGAACCCATAAAATACAGTTTTGCCATTCCAAATACTGCTTTTCCAACAGGAACTGCTGGAGATTGAATTATATCAATAGGGAATGGGAGAGCACTTACATATCCGCCTCCTGGTGCTGGATATTGAGTTGCTGGAAGTATCTTACTAAAATAATCAGAGGGATTTACGACTAGAATTAGAGTGTCTACAACTCTTGCCTGCCCCTTATCATTGATTGCAAGAATAGAAGCAAGTTTTCCAAGTTGAATATTATCAAACTTTGTTACTTTTACCGGTGCTTTATCTGGATATACCCCTCCTGTAATGGTAACAGAATCTCCAACCTGCTTCATCATACCAATCGGCATGTCCTTGCCTGTTCCATTAATAATTCCATCTTCAAGTCCATTAGCCAGGGCCTCATAAAGTACCTGTCTTACATATTTGTCCAACCATTCCGGTCCTAAATCCAACATAGCCTTGCAAACCGGTAGAAATGCTGACAATTTGCTTAAAGTTACATCGACTTCTTTAAATCCTGATGTAAGTTCCTTCACAATTTCAGCACACAGCTTTCCCCAAGCGGCTTTCTGATATCCATTTGTGTTCATCATCATCTTAGTTAGTCCTGTCACGGATGTAAACTGGATTTTTGACAGAAGTGGGTGGTTTGCTTTTAAATCCTCAAATACTTTGTCAACCACTGTATAAGGCATAACAACATCTAAATTCTCTACTGCCTGCTTGGGGCTTGCTGATTTCATTGCTTCAATCAGTTTCTGATAATAATTCTTTTCTTTAGATGTAAGCTGCCTTACTCCTCTTTCAGATAGAATTTTCTGGTCCGCTTCCTCTACAATTCCCCTTGCCTGTTCAATCACATTCTCTTGAATTTTGTCACATAACTCCACAAATGCTGCCTGAAAGCTCACTGCATCATTCTTGTTAATTGCATCATTCATTTTCTGAACGATTTCCTCTTTTTCCTTTTGTAATACGTCTAAATTTTTCCTTAAATACTACCTCCTCTAAAAAGATTTAAAATATTGTTTCCTTCTGGTTTCTTTGGCTCCTTTTCAAGACTCTTCTGCATGGCCGCTATCTGCTGCCGGAAACTCTGCTGGCTATTCAACTGTCTTTGCATATCAGCAAGTTTTTCCATGATTTCATCTGTCTTTACCGACTGGGATTGTTTTCCCATCACTTCATCAATCAGTCCATACTCCAGTGCCTTATCCGGTGTGAGGTAAGTCTCATTCTCCATCAACTCTTTTAATTCCTCTTCACTGATAGTTGCTCTTTCCATAAATACCTGTCTGTTTGCTTCCATCATGTCATCCAAATCATCAGCGTACTTCCTAAGCTGGGTTGCGTTTCCGGCACAATGCATCCACATGTTATGTACAAGTGCTGTGGTTCCAAGACACATTTTTCTTATCCCACAGGCCTGTAAAATCAGAAATGCTACACTGTGCGACACGCCGTCTACAATTCCCACTTTAGTATTTTCCTTCTGCTTCAGCAGATTATAGATTGCAACGCCCTCTTTTACAGAGCCTCCATTTGAATTTATATGAAGTTCAATTGTCTGCCCTTCTGGGATTTCTTCTAGTTTTTCAGAAAAATATTTCGCTGATGTTTCAGAATCTTTATACTCCCATGTATTCCAATCAAACTCACCATATTCCGTTACATCATCATAAATATATAACATAGTTTTATTTTCTGTCTGTACCGGCTCCATTCGCCAATTAGTTACATTCTTCCTTTTCTCACCCCTTTCACTCGGTTTTTTCTTTATCCAATCCTGCAAGCAGGTCTTGAATCATACTATAGTTTTTGGTCATAAAGTGTTGATCTGCCCACTCTTCTTCAATTCGTGGTTTCCCAAGTACCTCCAGAATATTGTTAATGGTAAATGCCCCACTGGATATTAGCTTATCTATAGGAGTAGCAATATCAAATATATCAATATGTTTTACTGCCAGCGTCTCGATTTTTATGTAATTCCCCTTAATGAATCCAGAATATCCATTCCTTTTCCGGTTAATTTCTTGATGTAGTATTTTTACAAGTGGGTCTATTACAAATGTTAGTAATTCATCAATGGCCTTCCCGGTATCCTGCACGTCTCCTTTTGCAAGACTTGGCGGGAAAGATAACGCTCTCGCAGTAAATTCAAAAATGTCATCTGCTAACGCCTTTATATCTCTAGTTGATTCGGTTGAGTAAGTCTTTGAGTTCTGTGAAATGTCCTGATATCCATACCCATCAAAAAGAGGGAGAACCGCATTTTCCTTATTAAAGAAATTTTTAAAATGAGTACTCATTAGTTCCTCAAATGTTTCATCAAAGTTATCGCTATCCTGTGCTACTGCCTCTATATTAAGAATTCCTTTATGACCACGTGATTTTTTATAGGCGTTTTGTGCATACACAAGCAACTTTGAATATGATTCATACATTCCATTCATAAGATTCCGCATATCATTGTTATTAAGCTGAAAAAACATTACATCTGACATGTATTTTGTTTCTGATAATTGATAACCGTCAAAAATAATTTCACTAAATTTGTAATCTTTTAAGGCTAAAATTTCTTTATTATAAGCATCTGCTACATATAGATAGTGATTTATCTCTACGATAAGACATTCATTATTTCGGTAAAGCTGTCCTATCAACTTATTTATAAATTCTGCAGCGTTCTGGTTAGGATTTGGCTCATAATTCCATAGATAATATTCTTTTTCCTTTTTTTCTTCATTTTCAAAGTATGTCTTAAACTCACATTTGCTTATTGCATTTGCTATCTTATTTACACAAGTCCAAAATGCCAATTCTCTTATATATGTTTCATAAATTGCATTCTGTACATCCTGATTTTTCATGATATCATTTATGCTTACACAAATGTTTTCATTTGCACCACCCAACTTTTTAATAAGCCAGTCTTTTATGCCTAATCCCCTTTCATTCTCACCTCCTTAGTAGCTGTAAACTTTAGTCCTCGGCGTAGGTTTCGCCCTCTTTTGAGGGAGAACATCCTCTACTGTCATTGCTGCTACAAATGCCATAAATGGATCTGTTTTTCTGCTTTTTGCTTCAATTTTGCCATATACATAATTGCCCATATCTGCATCATCTTCCTTCCCGGGGTTCCTACCATGACGGATTAATTTTGTATTGTTTGTAGCCCATCTCAGTTCCGGAGCATCCCCCCATACTAACCATTTATTCACAAAGCAGCTGTCAATCAAAGGGGCCACTTTCATGATATCTGATGGTCTTATTAATTTTAGGTTCTTATTTACCTTCATATCAAACCCTATATCTTGCAGATATTTACCAAGAAGTGCAAACCGGAAATCATCTACTGCCAGCATCTTAATGGCGTACTCTTTTTTAGCTTCCTGAATATAGTTTGTTATAAGGGATGGATGTATCTCCACATCATCTACCAATGTTAGCCTCCCGTCATCTTTCCATTCCTTCCATGGAACTTTTAGTCTATGAATGTCTTTTGACTGTAAACACATCCATGAATGACTTATATCATATCTGATATCCCCATCACGAAAATGCAAATCTACAGAAGCCCAGTCAGTTAATTTGGTATAATCTACCCCACATACACAGCTCCATCTTGTCAAAGATGGTAAAACAATGTTCGTAGCAGCTATATTTTCATATTCTGTCACACTCAACTCTGAGGCATTTTCCGGAATATTCATTCTTTTTGTCATAAAAGCCGGAAGCCTGCGGGGGTTTTTCTTCCACTCACGGTATTCTTTTCTAATTTCCTCTAAAAGGCTCGGAAGATATGGAAGGGAAGGATTTGCCATAGGCCAATTGCTTTCATCATCCACATCTTCTTTTTTGTTTAACTTACAAATGAATGGCAGCAATCCATTGTCGGGTTCCCCGCCCCTTAGGATTTCCTTAGATGTTTCCAATAAGTCATCCAACGGTCCCTCTCTCACATCTCCATTTGTCGTATAATACGAACGTCGTGGATGTTTTTTCTTTCCAAGCCCAGTAGTAAAAACATTAATGTTTCTGTAATCTTCGTATTGATGGATCTCATTAAATATACAGATTCCAGAACGGAGCCCATCTTTACCCTTTGGGCTATTTGTACGTCCCTTCATTATAGATTTTGTTTTTAGTGATTTTACTTGTTCTTTTGTCCAATAAAAAAACCGCTTCAATTTTTTAATTACTGTCGGACTCTCAAAGGCATTTATAACATCCTGTACAGGCCGCATAGCTTGTTCTTCGTTATTTGCACATATATCAACATCATATTCGTTTATTCCATTATACGGGGACATTAAACATACTGATTCTAAAGCTATGGTCCCATCTTTCCCAGCTCCACGCCCAATCATACAGAACAGGTCCGGCCATCTTGGCATGTCAGTGTCTTTCCAGTATGTACAATCATGTAGCCCTATTACAAATTTCTGCCACGGAAATACTTTATCAAATGGAAAGTATTTTGCTAAATCTACATACTCTTCTAACTGCTGTTCATTAACATAAATCTCCTCGTTTTCAAAGCACCATTTTATATGTTTTATGAGTAATTCTTGTTCTTCACATACGGCATACGTTTTATTTTCAACAATATCAATCCATTCCTGGATATGTGGATGAAGTTTAGAGTTTTTCATCATCATCGTTTCCAGTTACATCTGTAGTTATTTTCAATTTTTCCAAAACAAGAAGCATTTGTTTATTTACTGCAACCAAATCTTTCACAGATTGATTTTGTTTCACTATTTTGTATCCACTTGCTGAACTTGTCTCATATGATACTCCTCTATCCTCAATGTCCTTTTTTAATTTCTTTTTGATATCATACATACTCATATAATCTTCTAAAAGGTCCTGAAAACACTCAATATCTGCGCCGCTTTTCTGAAGTTGTTTTTCCAGCGACTCCTTTATTTTACTGCGTGCCGGCGCTCTTATTGGCATTCAAAATCACCTCATTTTTTATTTTTTTATTATGTGCGAGGAAAATATGAAAAGTCGAGACCACCCACCGGTCTCCCTATGGCCGATTTAAACTCCGATTTTTTCGACCGGGGGGTACCCTCTAACTTCTGCCTTCTCTCCAGTTTTTAGAGCAAAATTCTTTTTTGTTGTTGCATTACAGAGTCTTTCATTTGCATTCAGATTGTATTTGCATGTAGTCTTTTTACACTCTGTATTAAGCTCAGGATTACAGTACCATAAAGGTGGTGCATTCTTTGGAGCATCACAAAATTTCCGTTCCATCATTGCTCTACTCCTCCTCTCTGATCAGACTCATGTTCCTTGTTATCTCAGTTATATGGTTGTTAAGTTTATCTACATCCTCCAGTAATCTATCTAACTGCCCACGGTCTACATTGACCTCTACAGTCATACTACTAGTTTGTCTGCTTTGCAGTATAGCGTACCCCATAGGTTTTAGTGGCCCTCCTCCACAATCCGCGCATACATAACCATCTTTACATCTTGGTATCACATTCATCATGCCACATGATGCACACCTTGTAACCATATAATCTGCTGTGTATGATGTTGTTCTCATTTCAATCCCACCTTTCCTCTGTCAATGGCTTCCGTTCTTTTGATTTTCTGTATCCATGTACTTCCTCATGGCAGTCATGACACAGACTTAGTAAGTTCCTTCTTCTTTTCCCCCTGAACACATACCATACCTCCAGTGCCTTGTCTGGATGTTTCTTGACATAATTGACATGATGTACTGTTGTAGCTTTTGTATACTTCCCTCTAGTTTTACATATCTGACATTCGTACCGATCCATTTTAAGCACTGCTATCCGGAGTACTTTCCATTTGCTCCATGTATAAAATCTATGTATATCCTCTTGTATACACTTCTTTACAAATGCTATCTCATGCTCTGTCATCATCTCTCCTAAAATAATTGCGCCCCCTGGATTCGAACCAGAATTACCGGCTAAGGAGGCCGGCGAGTTACCTTTACTCTAAAGCGCATATGTTTTTATTTGCATCATAAGGACACCCCCAAATAATCAGAGTGCCTATCAAATACTAATTCAGATTCATTGTTGTCCTAAAATATAAGAGAGATATCGTCATGTCTATTTGGCGATATCTCTCAGGAGGAAATTGTTATAAAAGTAGTCAGGCATCTAGATTGTTACCTTTCGGCTTTTTATCATATTACCACATTGCGAGCGGACAAAACGGACAAACTTTGTTTTTCTTCTCCCAGATACCTATTATGTGCTTTCCGGCAACCTTCCGCTGTATGTTTTCTCCCCATTCGATAAGCTACCTGCTGCCAAGATAAATCATCTATATACCGGTACCGGAAGATTCTTCTCATTCGGCTATCTTCTATTCCGCTTATGTACTCCTCCACCTTATTTGTTAGCTCCAGAAGTTCCATCTCCAGTGCTCCCAATCTTACAATTCGCCGGCGCAAAAGGTCTTTTTTCCTGTTTATAGCCATTTTAGGTCGGCCTATTACCTTTACCGTCTTGAGTGGCTTCTTACCTTTCTTCCCACAGGTGACGGAATCCGTAACCACCATATTCTCTAATTTGTCTAGTTCCCTCCTCCCCTGTTCTATCCTCCTTCGGAGATCCTTAATCTCTTCTTTCATGTCCGCATACTCAATCAGGATTCCTTTGTCCACCCTCATCCACTCCTTTTCTGATCATCTGATTCCCCTGCGCCCTTATCAGCTTTCTTGCCGCTGAAGATATAACAGTCTCCGGATATGCTATTTTTTTAAATCGTTCCTTGGCTTTCTCATCTGAGGATTTCTCCATCTCCGCGTAATCTATCTCTCTTATTTTATTTCCCATTGCATCACTCCTTTTATTACTTAAGCCGCCGCATACTGTAAAAACGCTGACTTTACTTGCTGCGGACTACGGTATGCATAGTGTTTATTTGTAACATTTCCATTCTTATGCCCCAGATAAAGGGATATCAACTCACCCGGGCAACCTCTGCGCGCCATATTGGTAGCTGTAGTCTTTCGAAATAGATGCGGATACACATTCCGGTTAAGTATAGATCGATTAGCTATTTGCTTTATTGCGGCCCGTAATCCGCTACGCTCCATTCGCTTATACGGTGCTTTCACAGAAACGAATAGGGCTGGGTTATTATCACTCCGGCTGTCTATGTATTTCTTTAAATGGAACTTAGCAGCATCGTCCAGACACACGGTACGGTATGCCTTTCCCTTCTGTCCATAGACCAAGATATCCCCGGTATTCCAGTCAATATCTTGGATATTAACAGATACGCATTCCCCGATACGAACAGCCGTAGAACGCAAGAACTCAATTAACGCCCTGTCTCTAAGACTCTCACGATACTCTTCTATATGCGTGACCTTGTTAACCACCTTGACCTTGCAGGCATCCCTTAATGCTTCCATTTCCCAGTCTTCCAGATGGTCAATGGGTTTTTCCACTTCGGCATATTTTTCTATACTCTCCGCCGGATTTTCTGTGACCAAGTGGCTCCGGCGCATCCAGGTAAAGAAAGCAGATATAATCCTGCGCTCATTGTTGACGGTTACTGTTTTATTACCTTTCCGAGCATACTGGTTAAGATAATATTCTATATCCATGTCTGTCACATCCAGCAGGCTCTTTCCGATAAACGCGATAAAGTTTTTTATGCTTCGCACATAATATTCTGTGGTCTGCTTACTAAGCTTCGGTGCTTTCTTCGCCAAGAACAGCTCTAATATGTATTCGTTCGTATTTTCCCGGGTAGCAGGCAATGTCTCTCCCATCTCCACCACATCCACTTTAAATAAGGCCTGTACAAGTGTCTGGTTCAGCATATCCATCATTACAGCATCCAGATATGGTTTCATAGCCGTCAAAATGTCATCTCTAAATATTTCCTTCTGTGTACGCATAATAATCCTCCTTGTATCCCAAGGACTAATATGTTATAATGTCCTTAGGTAAGTGAGCAGTAGATAGAGTCTTCCCGGACGGTCTACTGCTTGTTTTTATTGTCAACGTTCACTCACCCATTTCTACCGGCTCCCTACTTCCGGTTATTTCTCTTTACTTAAAACTATCTTTTCGGTGGCCTACTCGGACGTTGTTTTACTATTCTTGCTTGTGACCCCCGTCGATCAGAGAATATCCAAATCAGTATTTTTAATAGTATCTGCTGCACTCTACTCATAGTTCTGCCTATATACTGCCTCCTTTGTTTTTACGCCTGCTGCCCACAGTTGCCTATGTCTTTCTATCAATTCACTTCTAAACGCTGATTTAGTTAATTTATGGCAATAAAAAACCAACTATCAATATTCGATAGTTGGTTTAAAGCTTAAGTAATTATTCGCCATTCCAAAATAAACTTTTTGACGACTTTGATGCAGATTCAAACCGTCCACTATTTTGCTTTGCTATTTTCTCTCCCTCGCATAATATTCTCTTTGCTATTTCTTCATAATCATTTATTTTTGAGGGACGCATTCTTATTTGTATAGCGGTTCCATTAAATTCTGTAGAGTATAACTCGCACCCGCTTCCATTTGCAACTTTTAGAGCCCTTTCTCCACTCACAATTATAAAACTTCCTCCTAATTCTTCGCACAACCTACTGACCATAAAGAGTCCGTATCCGGAGTTTGCCCAAATATCATCTGATGTTTTTTTACATCCAGGTGCAAATGCCTTAGAAATGCCTGGCTGTATAGCTAAGCGCAACGCATCCTCATCATTTTTAATTTCATCACTATGGGCAGGATTGTCAATTAAACTTTCTCTTATTCCAATACCCTCGTCTAAAATAGCCAATTCCACCAAATCATATCTAGGCCAATATTGCGCACAATACCATATCGCATCTGCTTGGCTATGTTCTGGTATGTTTCGCATAATTTCTGTCAATATATACTTCAGCCAATTCATGAACGATACATTTCCATTTGACAAAACTCTAGACATCGATTTCGCTTTATTTTCTATTACTTCTTGAATCCTTTCTATATTTGCAATACCTTCATTTTTTAAATCCCTAATCTCTAATTTAGTTATAGGTAAATAATTACTATTACCATAATTTTCTGACAACTCGCGCCCCTTGTTTATACCTATGGCCTTAAAGAACCGCATATGTTCAGCATAAGTATTATTACAATTAATTGCCTTACACTTTTTCACATTAGAATTTTGCCTTAATTGTCTTATTGCCGTTGACACAAGCAACATTGGAAATGGATCACACGTGTAGACGCCCGAGAAATTAAATTCTTCTCCTTCTTCCAAAATAATATAGCTCAGTTCTTCTATAAACTGTATGGCACTATTAAATGTTAAATCAGGTACACTTATCATTTTTTATCCTCTTCTGTTTTGTTAATATCAATTTTGTATTATTACTTTTCAAATTATTAATCGAATATTCTTCTCCACTATCATCTATAACAATAATGCTTCCTAAATTAAGATTGCTTTTTGCAAGTTCATTCTGCGCAAAATCAATTAATTCTTGTACGCTTACCATAGTACACCTCTCCTTTATTTAGAATAATACAAATTATTCCAACTATCAATAAATATATTCAATTTTCAATGTACAAATACCTTTTTCCCATATATGCAATAGCCTTAAATTGCGGTTTACTTCATAAAGATTGTCCACCTTGTTTTGCTTCTCCTATCACCAAACAAAGGCTGCCTTCTAAATACCTTTAGCACCTCCGCTGTTTTTATCTGGTCCTCATTCCATTTAAAGACCAATACTCCGCCCGGTTTCAAAACCCTCATGCATTCATCGAATCCAGCCTTTAAATACGGTTTCCAATCTTTTGGTAAAACTCCATACTTCTTGGCCAACCATGATTTCGGACCTGCACTTATAAGATGCGGAGGATCAAACACAACTAATCCATATGTATTATCTGGAAACGGCATATTTCTAAAATCTGCTACAACATCCGGTTCCACTATAAGTCTTCTGCCATCACATAGGGTGTCGTTTTCCTCTCGGTTGTCCATAAATATTACAAATGGATTATCTTTATCGTACCAGAACATCTTGCTACCGCAGCAAGCATCTAATATAGGCTCCATATCTACCTCTTTCCCCGGCACTCAGCAGCCGGACGCTCCAAATTCTCCTCTGACAATCTCGCATTGTTTTGGTATCAGCTCGCAATTGTCTTTATTCGGACACCCATAACAATACTTGTCGCAAATCCAATCCTCTATCCAATCCCAAGAAAACTCATTTTCGTTGTTTTCTTTGCAGAAAGTATTCATCATGTCGTAGCACTCTAAACATAGTTTTCTGGTGAAAAAATCTCCGTCATATACGCCGCTTTCGTAGCTGTATTTCTCACCCTTCACAATTTCTTTCTCGTAGAACTCGCACTTATGTATTTTATTTGCTTTCGAATATTTCTGATTTAAAAAATCTGACATACGCCCTCCTATTCTGCCTTGTACGGTTCAGGCAGTGGCATCCAGGCAAGAACCACGATATCTTCTTCTCTGTCTTCCCAGAACCAATCGCCATCAGTCCCTATAAAATCGTATGATACCTTTCCATTCTCATAAGTCACAAGTACATCCACTTCCGACTCTGGCAGCCGTTCAGAAACCGGAATCCAGTTTTTCTTAAGTTGGCAATTTTCCGTTCCGTACTCTCCGCAGTAATCATAAGTTTCATCTTCATATCGGTTGCGGAGATATTTCAGTGTTTCTACTTCATCAGGGGTAAGCTCAGTATCTTCATAAGCTGCCAGACGCTCCATGCACATCCTGTTTCCGACTATTTTCCCGTTAAGCCTCTCTTGACGGCCTATCCATTTTTCTCCGGTCCATTCTGTTAATCTCTCCATAACTCCTCCTTTACGAAATCAGCCTTACAAACCCGATCTTTTTCTGCCAGATTTATTTACCTCTTTAATTATCCTCTGCATCTCGCTGTTGACCTGAAAAGTATTGTCAAAATGCTTAGATACTATGTTGGCACGAATATCTTCGCAAATAACCATAAACTGCGCCATTATGTCTGCTTCATTACCGCTTACCGATACGGTACCGTTATCATCACAAGTAATCATTTCTATTCCCTCCTTAAATCTCAGTTTTATTGTGATAAATACTTCTGCTTTATTACAATATTTGCATCGAATACTTTTTTAGATACTACCGCCCAGGGAGCTTCTGAATGATTATGCACCATGAAGCTCTTCGCCTTATCGATGTTTTCCGCTTCGATAAATACCATACCTGTATTAGTTGTTGCATCTTTCTGATTTTTGTGAAAATCATCTAAATTAATCGCTATAAATTCCATGCCTACCTCTTTCCCCGGCACTCAGCAGCCGTCCTGTGTTGCTCCCGTAATTTATCCCAGCAAGCATCACACAATCCTTGTTTTTCATAGTATTTTCGGTCTATTTCGTAATACTTTCCTGGGTCTGCAACTTCTCTTTCTTCGGTATGTCCGCAACTCATATTAAACGTATATCTAGCCATATATCCTCCTATTCTGCCTTGTACGGTTCCGGCAGTGGCATCCAAGCAAGAACCTCTCCACTGTCTGCCCATAAGCCAAAACCCTCATCCCTGGTGTAATCCGTAGTAGCCACAAACTCATCATCCATGCAGACCAATACATATGCGTATCCATCTTCGTCAAGTTTAGGCAACTGTTCATCTACCGGAATCCATCCGGTAAGCATTTTACCGTCCATGATTTCCTCCGGTGTAAGTCCAGTGTTTATATATGCTTTTAGCAGTTCGGCTATTTCCAACGCCGCCACATGCACTATGTCTTCCTCTTTTGCATTGCATTTTATAAGTCCTATTATTTGCTCTGTAGATAATTCTCTGTTAAATAACTTCATGCTTTACCTCCTAAATTTCAGTTTTGCTCACATTTACCCGCCCATTGCTCTGCCATAGCTTTTGCTA